TACCACCCTTTATATCAGAGTAAATTCGCATCCCGTAATAGGTGCTATCGGTAACAAGATCGGTTATTTTTTTACCACCAGTTGCATAACGGCCTCCAATGTCACCCGAAAAAGGACGACGCACGGGCTCTTTGTATTTCATTAAAGCCTGAACCAAATCCAGTTTAAACGCATTAATAGCATTCTCACGGGCTGCGGTCATCTTATCCCAGAGATCCTCACAGCCTCCCAGAGAGTCGAGAATACGAAGGCTCATGCCTTGTAATTCTGAGATATAAAGTCCACTGTCGCTTACGGCATACGATTCGTCCCAGTCATCGACACAGGCGCACTCGGTCCGAGAAAATCCCACAACATTATAAAGGCAATTATAAATGCTCATTTTGTCCTCCTTGCTCTTGGTTTGACAATAATTACCGGTTTCGGACGGCGGCCACAATTACACTTCTGTTCCATAACTTAAAAAGAAAGGATACCCAAAAATATGAATATCCTTCCTCGTTTCATTAAATGTTACGTTTAAATTCCCGTACCACAAGCAAAAGCTAATATACCCGTGTTATCCTCATCACACGGAGCAGGATTGACAGCAAACACACCGTGAAGCTGAATTTTTGAGGCAAGGTAAAACTCGTTGCTCTCGCAGGTCTCCTTAGTGATGATGTCGTAATACACACCCGGTATGTTCAGCGACGGCTCACTCCAAAGAGCGTAAACACCGGCTTCCTGCTGTGCATTGACAGGACCGAGAGGGTTCCATGCCTTATTGATGAACGCAGCAGCAGTTTTGTGCAGAAGGAACGTGTATCCCGGAGCGATTACTTCGACGTTCTCCGGGTCTTGGTACACTTTCTTAATCGTACCGATCTTTGACATAGCTGCCTTACCGGCATCGGTCATCGACTCGTGCATACGGTTAAAGACATACTGAAACAGGTTCGTTCCGGTGATCATGTACGGGTCTTTGATTTTGTTCAACCTGTTTACAAGGTTGAAGTAACCCCAGATATTGTCATCCCAGAAATTCGCAGGGATAGTTGTCAACGCAGCAGCAACGGTTCCTATACCTGCGGTATAAGCATTAACACCTGCATTGGCAAGTATGCCAGTCAATATGTACTGAGCCAACCACTCGTCGAGGGCTTTCTTATGCATCAGCATATTGAACATATACGACTTTTCGAACTCAATTGTCCGCTCGCGGTATGCCCGTTTAGGCATCTTGAAAGACGACTCCTGAAGACATTCGATTTCGTATTCCTGGCACAGCGGATCAGCATCTTCACCTGTAATCGTACAGTCATCCGAGCAATCCGTGGTCGTGATATCGCACTTCGACAGCCATTCGACTGACATGATGCGCTTCTTCTTTCCCGTGATAGGGGTCATGTTCACCTGTTGATTTTCGAGTACTGCCTTTGCACTTTCGACATCGGCAATAGCATCAACGTTGGTCTGAGGATCAGTCCAATGCTGGTCGAGCATTCCCTGATAAGTGGCTAAAAAGCCGCAATCAATACTTCCTATTTGACTCATTTCGTTTTTGAATTTTCGTAAGACACCTTAATAGCTAATCGCTCTTCGGGGGTCTTAGCAGCCTTCAGTTGATCAAAGTATTCCTGACCATCCTTTGGAGGCTTAACTGGCGGCTTAGAGGGTTCGTTCTTGTTACCACTGGAACTGCGGTCATCAGCTGCCTTAAAGTCAAAATACCCACCGGCAGTATCACGTGCGAAATCTTCAAACGTGATCATGTGTCCGTGACTATCTTTAACCGGCTCGCCGTCCTTTATCATAATAAAGTCGCCGTCCTTTTCCTGGTAATCAAACACTCGAAACTCTTCGATGTACTTTTCACGCCATCTCTGTGCTTTCTTTGCATCTTCCGGTAGTATGGGCCTCAGTCGGTCAAGTTCATCGAGGGCACGCTTTTCGATCTTCGACATAACAGAACGCTTTTGAAACTCACGCTCTTTGTCTTCAACCTTCTGCTGCCATTCTTTTTCTTTAACCTTTAATTGCTTTTCCCATTCGTGCTGATGCTTTAAAAACTCAGGATGTTTTGTAATGTCATCTGAAGTTCCTTTTACCTCTGTGATCTTCTCTGTGACAAGAAAATCAATAAGCTCAACCCCTTCGAGTTCAGAGTCAATGTCATACTTATCCTTTACTGCCTTCTCAATCTTCGTTGCACCTTCCTTTATGCCACGCTTGTATTGATCAGTACCGTCGCCTTTCAGTTTCTTAATCCTGTCAGCATCGGCCTTTTCAGCTACGGTCAAATCGACTAACTCTCCGGCATCGTTGTAAAGGCTTGCCAGTTCCTCGGTGTCAATCTTTAAGGTTTTTGACAAAAACCCCTCCAGTTTCTTTTTTTCTTCTGGTGTCATTTATTTTGATTTAGTGATCTTCTTTACTTCAGGCTTTAACTCAGGCTTTAAAATCACCGGAGCCTTAGTCATCATAGGTTTCATGTCCCGCACTTTGTATTTTCGTTTGCGTTCAGGGTCAAGTCCCTCCCAAGCATCGTCGGAAAGAAACTGAACCTTGCCTGTTTTCTTCGAGGTCAGCTCTTTCATTTCTTTTTGCGCTTTATAGGTGCTTTCTTGATGACCGGCTTTTCAGTAATAGGATCACCCGTTACGTCTGGGACATTTGCCTTAACCTCTACGGCTGCGGGATCGCCCTCAGTCACTTCAGGTAATTTAACCTCAGGAACTGCCTTTAACGGAGGCTTTATGATAACCGGCTTCATTGTCGGCTTAATCAGAGGCTTTGAGAGTTCGATAGGCTTTGTGAGCTTCAGTTCTTCTTCACTGATTGCCCCGTAAAAACGCTTCGCAACCTTGAAAGCAGCGGCACTCAATGTAATTGACTTGCCGTTAATGATACATTTTACCTTATCTGCCATAATAATTATGTTATTCGGACGTAAAGGTATGAATATCTTTTTATATTAATATCATTTTATCTGTTATTTTTTAAACACAATAATAAAGCCCCGAATATTGGAGGCTTTATTTTCACTAAATGGCAATGGTTATCCTGATAATGGTGGTTCACTTCTGCTTTCTGGCTGTCTTCTCACTTATGATTCACTTTGGCGATATATGTATCTTCCGCTTCATGATTCACTTGCATATTTTGGGTATCTTAAGGCTAGTGGTTCATTTTCTCAGTTTGGTTGTATTATATGGAATGATTAAAATATCCAACCTCTTTCCTCCGGCCTGATAATTCCGGTATGACCTAACTTTTCTTCAACATAAAGTGCAGCCGTCGGCAAACCTTCAAACGTTCTCCACACGTACCAGAAGTCAGCAAGAAAATGCTTTATCAATTTGCGAATTGCAGCGCCGTGTCTGTGGCAAGGCTTAGCATCACACCAACGGCACTCAATAAGTTTGCCCTGCGTGTTCCTGGATTTAACAATCTTATGAGAGGCTTCAAGTTTTGTCTTTTCAGCATCGTACACATCACGGTAAACGGCACGGGTTTTAATCATGCTGTCTGCCATTGTATAAAGCACTGTTCTCAATGTCTTATTGCCGCCTCCTGCTTCTCCTTTGGTGTACCTCTCATGTGAGGGCTTGTCAAGTCCAACGTAGCACCACAAAGATGATGCGTACTCAGCCTTTGTGATGTCAATGTAAACAAGTAGGTATGCAACGGTCATTGCACCTAATCCCTTAATCTGAAGTGCAGCCTGAATAATAGGCATATCAAGACCTTTGATATACTTCTCAATCCTCCGGCCCTGTTTGCCTAACTGACTGTCGGCCTCTTTCAACTGAAGTTTAAGCCACTTTTCAGTTGTTGCATCCATCTGATCCGTTCCACGTTTTGCGGCAAGCATACGGTTATTAATGGAGTTTACGAGTTTTCTGATCTGTTCCCGACCGTCAATCAGGACTTTCAGTTCAGTCATCTCAGGTGTGCGTTCACGGTAAATGAAGTGCCGTTTCATGTGTTCAACCGGATCAAGTACACGGCTGTTTTCGTCGGTATAAATACCTCCTTTAGCTTTTGGCACAATACGGTCAGTATCATACATCCTCGGCATTTCTGCCAGTGCTACATCAGACAGTGCGCACTTGCCGTTCTGTCTCGTCTTGGTTCTTTCTTTTAATGCTTCTTTCATTGTCACTCTTTTTAGTTAATAATCACTTAAAATAATAGATCACTCTCGTGATATGGTTATCTTATGATTGTTGGTTCACTATTCGTTAATAGTTATCTTATCACTCATGGTTCATTTTCGTTTTCTGGTTGTCTTATTGTCGATAATTCATTTGTGACCATTGGATGTCTTTTGTACCGTGGCTCACTTCAATTCATTGATTGATTTATTTCACATGATTCACTTCCGACTACTGATTGATTTGTAGGCTATGGTTCACTTAACATTAATGGTTGTCTTCATGCTAATGATTCACTTTTGACACATGGGTATCTAATTTATAATGGTTCATTTTTCATTAATGAATGTCTTAAAACCGGTAATTCATTTACGCATCATGGATGTCTTTCGGCCTGTAATTCAAAGAACAACCCCGAAAAACTATGCGACGGGAGAGTGACCAGACCGAAGATAATTAAACGGGGTGTTTATATTTTACCCTTAAATTGTCACTTTTTGAATGTCAAATTAACACATTTATTTCAAATGCAAACTTTTGTGTGATTTTTTTTACTCAGGCTCGTAATCCAGTCCGCTGCCCTCACTGTCTATTGACTGGATCATGTATTCACTCATAACGTACAGCACCTCTTCTTTGGTGTAAGTCGCCTTATCGCCCCACGTACTCTCAAGTACCTCCTTCGGATTTTTGTCTTTCATTTTGTGCTTTTATCATTCGTTCTGCAATACTATCCAAAAGCCAACCAATGTAATGACGGCAGTTGTAGCCGCCCCGGTCAGTAATAGGATCGTAACCCGGATAATTCAAATACGACGGCACAGCACTCTGATCCTTTTGTTTAACTTTATACCCCGCAGGATATACACCCTGATCAGGCGTCCACGTGCGCCACTTTTCGGCATCCTCTTTTTTGAATATCTTACCGAGGTTTGCGACACAAAAATCTCTGCTATCCTTTACGATGCTGCCCTGATAAATAAAGTAGTTCATTCCGGTTTCGTCAGCCAACGCAGTTGCATAGGCAGAATCGTACTGCATATAAACGTCGTGAGCAAAACGGTTGAATTGCTTTTCTATGCCTCCTGGTTTCACGTCGTCACCCACAATCAATGTATTCAGACCTTTAATGTAGTCCTTCATCGGGAACTGACCCGTTACTGCCTGAGCCGTGAACTGCTTTACATCCAAAAGTAAGTTCTCATTCTTTATAAGTGTCTCGAAGAACCCTCCTGAAACGATCTTACCGCCTTCAAGTCCTAACCTCATGCCGATTTTCTTTGCAGCGTTCTCAGCGACCTTAGTAAATAACTCAGGCGTTTCCAATCCCATCATCACCTCGAAGTAAGTGACGTTTGCCTTCGTTATCCCTGCAACCGTACCGCCGACCTCTTTAACAAACGGTATCCTCTGACCTTTCTGAAAGTCTGAATAAACTTTGTCAAGTGCAGCCAGTAGCCGGTAGTTCTTTAGAGTGTTGCGGATCCTACCGTTTGACATATCCAATTGCGGGATGATCTCAGCCGTCACCTTTGAGATAAGCATATCCTGCATCTTGCGGATAGTCTTGTTCAGGCTTGTTTCGCTTGACAAAAGATACTGCTCTTTCTTATTCAGTAATTCCGATATTCTTTTCGGCAGCTTCATTTATTCGGCTTATAAAACTGTTTTTTTAATCTTGAATATGTTGCCATTGCGCTTTCGATATTAAAGTCCTCAATGCAAAGGTACTTGAAATAACTGTAAATCGACTGTTCAATAGTTATTGCCGGAACAATGCTTCTCTGAGCCTCGACCCAAAAGTAAAGTGCAATATCTTCGAATGCCCATCGATAGATACTCTCAATTGTTCCTATGTAACCTTTTTTGCGAGGCATGAGTGTAACGTGTTCTTAATTTACGATCCGTTTTTACAAGTGTCTGCGAAGTGATATGGTCAACTTGAACGGCACATATTAACCAGTGTTCAATCTTTGCAGCCTTTAGTTGTTCGGCATGAACGTTGTCAGAATACCAAAACTCATAGTATTCATCCAACTTGTCTATTTTTGTCCAAATGTCTTTGTGCTGAAATATACACCAGCCCGTAAAGAATAAGCCGATATTATAACCCTTGTAAGCGTTGTAGCCTTTAGTTAAGTGACGGTGCTGAAGAGCACTACTCAAAGCTGAGGCCGAAAGGATTTCGTTCTCTTGCATGATACCGCCTATCTCTGACCAGCCTTTGTGAAATATCAGATCGTTGTTTGCCAGGATTTGAATATCACCGGTGCGGTGCTTTAAGCCTTCGTTTAAGCAACGGTTGTAATTGAACGGCCCGGTAAAAAGTATATAATTGTTTACCCCTCGGTAACGTGCCCTTGCAAAAGTCTCGATTAAAATAACGTTCACGTCAGCCCCGTCAGCTAAACAACTGTCAATAGCCCGTTGGGTCATCTCTATAAGTGACCTGTCCCGTGAGGCGACGACCATTATTAAATCGTACTTCATTTTTTCTTTAACCAATCACGAATATAAAGCCACGAAATAAACAATCCGCTAACTGCACCCACGCAAATAAAAAGCAATAAACCAATTTTTAACAAAACCCATATAACTGCTTCCATACTCAAAAGATATAAACGTTCCCCGGTGTTGACTGGTTTAATCCTATGTGCTTCATGGCATAGTCCTTTAAATAGCACGGAGGACAGTCCCTTGTACGATAAAAGCCTCCGATTGAATAGTCACCTTGCTTTAAATGAACAAAGTCGTCACAGAGCATCTTAACGTACTTCGTAGGAGCAAGCTGAAACGCACCTCCGGTGTGAGAAACGTATTCAACATTCAATCCTCCGACAACTCGTTTCTTTAGTATGTTCGGGTAAAAGTTAGGATCAATCAAAAGGTCAGGCGGCGAAACAGCATGAGGACCGGATTCTTCAATGAACTTTACCATCTTTGCGATTAAATCCTCTGTGACAGTTTCAACATCGTTGTCAAGTTTCAGGATGTAGTCGTATTCCAAAAGGTTCATCACTCCATAATAAAACGCTGCGGCTATGCCTTCGTTCTTGCCTAACTCAATCCGGTCACGATCTTTGAGCCATTCCAAAGTTCCGTCCGTCGATCCGTTGTCAACAAATAGATGAAAGTCAACTCCGGTCTTACTCTCGAAACTCTCTATTGTCCGCTTCGTTAAATCAAGGCGATTGTAGGTTATTGTTACTGCGGCAACTGTTTTGCTCATACTACATTCTATTCAGTGATAATAAATAATTTGTTACTAATTTCATCTTATCTACTCCACCCGCCTTTACGAAATCCACGGTAAAATTATTTATTTGACTAATGGGATCATCCCCGAATCCCTCAATCTTTAACCATTCTTCACCCTCTTTAGGAAATAATATTGTTATTCCCTCCCCATCAATGATAAGTTTTCCGTTTTCATCTTTTGTAATTTTCATGTTCTTAGTTTTTAGTTACCAATCATAAGACCCCGGCAAATGACAAACAAAATACTCCGGCGTAGCAATCTTACCAAATTTTCTCGACTTCATCATCAAACTCTGATTAAAATAATGATCATGAGCATAACCCCGATGACCCCAACGTGCGCCTAATGACCGCTTATGGCAGATATTTGACGTTCCATTCTGCCCTAACTTCCTTATGTCACAGTTACGCTCGACCCAATCACCACCTGAGTAAACAATGTCATTGTAAAATACCCAATCATAGTCTTTGAGGTTATCCGCAATGATCTGCAAATGATTTTCTCCCCAATAGTCGTCAATGTCACAGTAAATAATAAACTCGCCCGTTGCCTGTTCTATTCCCGTGTTACGTGGTGCACCGTCCCACATCGGGGCTTTCTTAATCAAAGTAGTTGTTATCCTTTCGTCGGTGAATTGCTTCATTAAGTCCATTGTCAGTTGACAGCCGTCAGCCACGACTTGTAATTCAAGGTCTGTAAAGGTCTGATCCAATACTGACTGAACAGCACGAACAATCTTTTCTTCACGACGGGAAGCCGCACCTGGATAAGGCGACAATAGCGACGGCATTATACAGCTGAACTTCATCTCGCTTGCTTGCATTTATGACAATATGCCTCGGCATCATAATAGGTGAGTTCTCCCTTGCAGACAGGACATACATCTTGTTCTTTTATCTTATTCAATCTAAACTGTCTCTCTACTATTATCTCTATTTGTCGCATTAACCTCTTGTATGAGTCCGGCCCCAAAATCATGTATGGTTCTCCTGTCATCTCTGTATTATTATGTCAAACAAAGATAAAATAATTTCCGAATTTCATACAGTCAGCACATCAGAATTATCAACCACTTTTGCAAATAGGCACTTTCTTACAGCCGCAATACCTTTCTTTGCCGCTTGCTTGCTGTTATACATCTCCGACGTGGCAATACACTCACCGTTACCGGCTATTAAAACAAAGTAGTAGTATTCGTTTAGCTTATTGTGCTGAATACCTTTCGACCTTAATATTTCAAACCTCATCTTCTGTTTCTATTGGTTCATTAAATGCTAACTCCGGTTCTTTCGGATTGGCCTCTTCCATTTGCAAAATGTATTCTTCGCATTTGGCTTTAACCTTTTTAGTTATAACGTCGTCGGCCATGTCATATATCCAGACTTCGCTTTCCTGTTCGAGATCATTGAAGATACTCTCCAAATTAGCCCATAGAACAGCGTTGTAATGCGTTGTAAGGTTCTGAGAGATCAATAGCCTCACGTTCTCTTCACTGTAGCCTCTGAATGGATTGTATGAGTTTTTAATGCGTATAATCTTCAGTTCTTCGGGACGGTCAGCGTAAAGCATCTCGTTAATGTCATCCTCAATAGCTGCAATAGTAGAGGTTGAAGCACCAGCATCTTTTGCACGTTTGAGTTCATCCATCATATCAGACTGAGTTTTGAACTTGAAGTCATCGGGATATTGGTGTTCGACGATCAATCCTTTACCTAAGTCAGTAAAAGTAGCTATGTCCGTGACAACAAACTCCCACAAAGTAGAAAGCCCCGAGGCAAAAGGCTTCAATGTGTCGTTCATGTTGTCCTCAGTGATCTTCACCTCTGTTGCGGTATTCGTGAGTTCATTGCGGGTCATCAGTTCTTTATTGAACATCATCAGATAAACAGAAGCCCTCAAACCCTGAATGTACCTTTCCTGAAAGTCCAATAATTCAATAGGAGGCGACTTGTAAACAAGCAGCTTTTCAAGATCAAACATCTCTTGCGGGTCACGTGGCAGTTCAAGTGTCTGAATGTCCATTGTCGAAGCATGAACCGGCTCTCTACCCGTACCCTTGCATACACCACAAGTTGTACCGTCTAAGCAAGTTCCGCCTTTACACTCAGGATTAGGACACGGATTAACATAACGAAAACGTTGCGGGAAGGCCGTCATAGCCGTAGAAAGATCCAGCTCGCTGTCGATCTTCAAAGTCTTATTCAGGTAAGGAATAACATCATGAAATACCGAGACAAACGTTCTGCCCTGTGTCTGCGAATCATGTTTAAAGCCAAATCTTCGGGCTGGTATCTTATCGCTTTTGGGAATAAAGTAACTGACCGTGTAGTATTTGCCTCCTATTTCAATACCTTCGGGAAATTCATTATCCAACGAATAAAACATCGGTTTATCCCGCACCTCAGTAAAAACAATCGTATCCGTGCCGAGGTAAATAGTGTATTTCGAGCCTTCGTAATCATTGCCCTTTTCGTCGACAAGCGTAATAGGCAACTTGACAACCAGGTACTGAAGGATGTTATTCTTGAACTCAAACATTATAGCCTGTTGCGATGTAGCAATGAACGGGTAAGGCTTGGCTTTCTCTTTGTTCGAATCAAACTCATCAAACTCTGTAATTAAAAAAGCATTAGGATCAAGGTAGTTGTAATCGACATAAGCATACTCAAAGAACTTTTCAAGTGAAGCGTCGCCCCAGTATTCAGCTATTTTTAGTTCCAGTTCTGCCTGACGCTTTTCATAGTCGCCCTCAGTCTCCCAGTCGATCTTTCTGACTTTAGGTTTCTTGCGGACTGCTTTTTGAAATGACAACTTTGTCGAGGCAAGTGTCGGCGGGATAATTGAATTTGTAATCGTTTTACGCATCGTAAACTCATCCTCTGTTTCACGTGAAACAACCCTCCGAAGTAGGTCGCTGATCCCGTCACCTGAAACCATCTTATAGTATTTCTCCGCAAGGTCGCAAACGTGTTTATAATCCCTGTGCGTCACGTTATCCGTGATGATGCGCCACAGTTCCTGAAAGCCCTGTAATTTGTCCATCTTATTTATAATAATTGTTAAAAACTTCGACTAACTGATATTCGCAATTGTGTACAAGAATACCGTTTGCAAAGTATTCGTGCATCCCGTCTACTGTAATATCATACACTACCGCGTTTCTTTCTTCTTGCTTTTCCTCCACAAGAACGGGAACAACATACAGATTTACTCCATCTATTGACCTCAAATATTCCGCCACATTCAACACAGGTGCGCTGTTCATTATATTTCCCCTCTGCCCTGTATCTTCGTGCTTGATATTTATTTTGGCATTTTCTGGTACACCATTCAGGGGTATTCCGAAGTATAGTTTTAAACTCCGTCCCACATCCTTTACATTTAGTCGCATATTCGTCCGTGAAAAGAACTTCCGCAGCGTGAATCTTATGCCACTCCCTACCCTCCTCCGACTTATGCCATTCAGTTGCCTTTGGATGTGCTTTTTGCTGTAAGACATCTTTAAGCATCTGTTTGTAATCATCCGAACTTCTTTCGTAATGCCCCCCCAAATGCTCTTTATACGATAATAGAGCGATGTTCTCAATTCTGTTATCTCCGAAGTCACCATTAATATGGTGTATTGTAAGTCCTTTTGGAATCGGCCCATTAGCCTTCTCCCAAATGTATCTGTGAAGATAACGCTTTGTCCATTTGCCATTAATACGAACCCATCCCTTATAGTAGTTCCGGTCGCTTGCGGACTTACCATTGGGGTAACGGTGAAATCTGAAGTCGTCGTAGATAACTGTTTCTTTTTCCATGTTTCTTTTTCTGCAAAGATACATAATATATTTGTACCTATCAGACCTTTTACCATAGAAAAATGATTGTTTGCAAATATTTTATGATCATCCGTACAAGCAATTTCCTTGTCTCCGATCACATATGTATTTACTTTCTTAATGCCATTATTATGAAAGGCTATAACAGGCATAAACCCCGCCCTTGTTAATACTTTATCACCGAACTTAATCTGATCAATACGTTTCTCTCCCTTGTCGGTTAGGATTAATGTTTCACCCACAAAACAAGTATCGGATAGGTGGCCGTATTTCTGATACTTATCGCCTGTTTCTTTGTCAGTGACGATATGCTTGTCCTTTGCTCCGTTAATATCCTGTTTAACGTACATCATGTCAGCAATCATCAGTTTACAACTCTCATCAATCAGTATTCGTATTGGTAATTTCTCTTCAAAGATACGATTTATAAAGTCACGGCGTTTAGTAATTGAAGGGTTCTGTCGCATCATACGCGCCGAGCCGTTGACAAGAAACCTCCTTAGTTTATATTCTATGATCTCATAATGATGTTTAAACTCCTTGTTCATCGTTGAACGTGCCTTGCCAGAAGCATCACCGTAATAGTAAATCGCTGACTTATGCGAAGCATACCGCATTAGTATATCTTCACAGACCTCTTCAGTTGAGTTACGGGGGTTCTCAAGAGCGATCTCGTCAATACAATACGACCACCAGATATCTTCTTTGCGCTCAAACTGCCAGATAGAACATGAGTTATAAGGAACAGAGTTCTGGTCAAACGAGATGTGCAAAGGCTTCGTTTTATCGTAGGTACACTTACCGACGTGCTTAAGGCGATCAAAAGATGAATAGAACTCGCCGCCTGCACTGACGAAAGGGCAAGCGTATATCAGAGCTTTGCCCCTTTGGTCGGAGTTATTGTCAAGAACATTGCGGATATAATTTTCACCTACATTGTGGACGTTGTGCCAAGTCGACGAAATAACGACACACTTATTGTCGAACTCCTTCCAAAAGAATGTTTTGTCAGAGTAAATGCTATTATTAATCTCCTCAATGTAGGTTTCAAGTGAGAATAGCTCATTAATCCAGTCAACTTTTGCCGGGGATGTTACGATAAATAACGGGTTATATTGTTCTTCGGGCTTTCCCTCAGCCTTTAATTCACCGTTTACCATAAACATTCCCCGTTGCCTAATACGTGCAATAATGATTTCCTTTACATCCTCTTCACGTGTATCCCATGTTTCATCTAATACCCCCCACCCTGCCTCCTTTCCACTATGTGCGGAACTATTTTCTAAAGACCCAATAAATACTATTGCCCCATTAATAAATGAAATAATGTTATAATAAGAATCAAAACTGTGACCCTCTGTGCTAAAATGAGATGGAGGTTTCTTTCCTACAACGTATTGACCAAGAGGACTGCCTTCCTTATCGTACTCCACAATGCCGATGCTCTTCCAATACTCTCTTATACGGAACAGCGTTGATTGAGTCAGCTGCATTGCCGTATTTGCACCCACAAAGCCCCGCACCTTCGGGAACTTTCTTATAAGTTGGTAGGTCTTTATTCCAAGCAAATAAGTTTTCCCGCTATTGTGAGCTATTATATTATCAGTCGTTACACAGTAGTTATGGTTATCAGCTACCTGTAAATCATAAACAATATCACAATCAAATGGTGTTACCTCAGTTATGTCCTCTATGGAAATTTCACGTGCAGCCAACTGCGGGTACAACAATCGTTGATTACCTCCTTTTTGAATCCCAATACTTCCCCTATTTTTTTGTATGTCATCCCCGCTTTGTGCATCTCCCTTGCACGTATTACAATTGCATCCGTTAGTTTGTGTTTCGGATGATTTTCCCCCGCATTGCTCTCCAACCCCGTCGCAAACGCATGAGTCACATTCTCTGATCGTGTTGCCCATTCCAGGTTTTCTATCCTGTTGTCCGTCTTTATTCCGTTGATATGATTTATTGTTGGCTTGTTCAGCGGATTCGGAATAAACACCTTCGCAATCTCTCTGTGCATTTTGATCGTATGATACTCTCCATTCCTCAGTATCATTGTCCTGAGATAGCCGCAAGCATCCAACGCAGGCTTCATTATCGCCGGAGAGTATCCCCCGTGCCACTTTCGGGTTAATAGCCTTCCCATATTGCTCACGTAATACCTGTCCTTTGTTTCCGGTATTACTCTCCAAACTTCGTTGGGCAAGCTCTCTAATGGCAACCCAAGTTCCTTTAAAGTAAAATCTGTGTTCATTTGTGCAGATAATTTTATGATTATTCACCACAAATATACTACACTTTTGTTTAATATCACCCGTTTTATAGCAATATTTTTGCACAACTGATTTATACTCTGTTTTTTGTAAGGTTTCATTAAATGATAATACCCTATCCCCGCTTTCAATATCTCTGATTTGTTTGTATCCCTTGTCAGTCGGAATAAGCGTTTCACCGTGAAAACATCCGACACCTCCGAGAAACAAGTTCATTGCTTTCGTGCTTTTAAGTATGGCACGTTGAGGCTCGGAGATTGTCTGTTCTATTGTCATTTTATAACAATGTCAGGCAGTGTGGGTACATTTACAGTGTGGTCAATTTCCGTCTTGTCTGACCAACCCATATTCTTTAATGCAAAAATAGACCCCGTACAAGCCTTATCGATTAGGTTCTCTTCATAGTTCATTTCAATTCTGAGCCTTGCCTTTTTTATAATGTCCGTAAACTCAACCTTGTTTTCGTATTCATAGAAACTTGAACGTGAATTAAATCCAAGAAAATAAGCAAGTCCGCTAATGGTATAAATGGGAATTTTAACTGAGCCGTTTAATGTAGGATACTCTTTCATGTTCGCACCTCCATTAAAATACTCGTCAACCTTCGACTGTAACTCTTCCGGTGAATTAAACAAAGCCGGACGGCCTCCGTCGTTACCTAATGCGTTCTTATTTCCTTTCGGTGCTGCCATTATTTTACCTTTTCATTTAGGAACTTCTTTAAGTCATCTCTGTTATTTTCACTCATCAAAAATTCATCCCATGCGCCAAAACGAGACTTATAGCCAAATATGTATTTAATGGCATACCAAATGCGTTTAAAGATACTTCTATGCGTCATCAAGTGTATTAGAATGCCTAATACATCATAGTTGTCTTCTTTCCAATAATAGAACTTTGCCTGATGCTCTATTGAGTTACAGTCGCAAATCATTATTTCCGTTTCTTCAAACTTATCTCCCATCAGAATTTAATATAAACGTTTTGATA